GAGCCTGGCTGCCCCTTTCTGTATAATATAGCGATATTATCAGTTTTGGACATTTGGCCCAAAAGTGTCAACCATGTTGCAAAAAGGAATTAGTAGAAAAGGAAAAATATAACTAATGTCACAACCAATCGCAGGAAGGCCACCTAAGCCTAATGAAATAAAAAGGCTCATGGGCAACCCTGGTGGAAGACCTTTGCCTGATTTAAATACAATTAGTCATTTGCCAATGGCCAAGGAAATACCAACACCACCAGAAAATCTCAATCAGTCTGGATTAGATTTATGGAATCGTGCTTGGGGAATCGCTATAACTTGGCTTAGTCCTGTTAGTGATATTGAGGCAATTAAGAATTCTTGCCACTTGGCTGATGCCAATGAAGCAGCAAGAGAAAGATATATGGTCTCTACAGAGCCTGCAGATGCTAAAGCATATGTGGCAATTAATAAAGCCTATACAGATTCTTTGACCTCTCTGGGCTTTGATCCAGTTTCAAGATCTCGTTTAGGAGTTGCAGAGGTACGAGTTGCAACATCCATTGATAAATTATTAGAGAAAAGACAGAATCGTGCTAAAATCATATTTGAAGAAGACGACATAAACCAAGGGGCAATGTATGAACCAAATAGCAATTAACGACATAGGCAGTTTAGAAGACTTTCTAAAAGCCATTGACGAATCCATGAAGAGTTATAATATTGGAGATATGGTCAAAGGCATAGTAGTTCAGATTGATCGTGAAGGAGTCCTTTTAGATATTGGATCTAAGACTGAGGGCTTTATTCCAAAAAGGGAAGTATCTGCAAGACACATAAGTGATATTCATGAGGTAGTCTCAATTGGTGATTCTATTGATGCTACTATTTTGAGTATTGACCAAGAAGGCCAGTACATTCTTTCCATGAAGGAAGCAGAAGTAGAATCTCTCTGGAATGAGATTGAGAATATTTGGAACTCTGATGATAAATTTGTTTCTGGCAAAATTACTAAAATTGTCAAGGGTGGCTTTATAGTAGATATTGGCCTAAGAGCATTCTTGCCATCATCTCAATCTTTCATTGATAAAGCAGAAGACTTTACTCGTTATGTTGGACAAACAGTAGAGGCTAAGATTATTCAATTTGATAGAGCCAAAGGCAATATCGTAATTTCTAAAAAAGCCCTTATTGAGCAAGAGCAAAAAGAAGATAAGATGATTCAATTTAGCCAACTACAAATTGGCCAGGCATATACAGGCAGAGTTTCAGGTATTAATAACTTTGGAGTATTTGTTTCTCTTGGCTTGCTTTCTGGTTTGATCCATAAATCTAAGATGGGCAAATGGACTCCTGAGCAATTTACTATTGGCCATGATGTACAGGTAGAAGTCATAGAAATTGATTTTGACAAGGATAGGCTCTCGTTAGCATTTAAGGGTTAATCATGGAGAACAAAATAGAACATTGGCCTCCTACATTTTTATCTCCTGTCTCACATATTGAGAAGGCTAATAGCCGTGGATATGATGTTATTGATTTTGCTGAGACATTATGCCGTATTACTGAAGACTCTATCGCTGGTAATGTTGGCGAGAAACTAGTCTTGCGTGACTGGCAGAAAGAACTGCTTATCAATTTGTATGCAGAAAATGAAGATGGCCTTCTAAAACATCGCCGTGCTTTGATTGGGATTCCTCGTAAAGCAGGCAAGTCTGCACTTCTATCTACTCTGGTGCTAGAGCAGTTATTGCTTGGCGTAAACGGTGGTCAGATTTATTCTTGTGCTGCAGATAAAGACCAGGCTAAGATTATTTTTAAAACGGTAAAGAGAATGATTGAACTTGAACCAGAGTTAGCAGCAGTGCTACAAACATATAGAGATGTTATCTATAATCCAGGAACAGGTACAGTTTACAGAGCCCTATCGTCAGAAGCGTTCACGAAAGAAGGTCTGAACTCTACATTTGTGGCATTTGACGAGTTGCACTCACAGCCAAATAGAGAACTATACGACACTATGTCGCTTTCTATGGGTGCTCGTTTAGAGCCAATGCTTGTAGCAATTACCACTGCTGGAACGAAGTATGACTCATCAGGCAAAGAGTCTCTCTGTTTCCAAATGTACCAAAGAGGTGTACAACTCTCTAAAGGAGAAGTTGAGGATCCTTCCTTCTTTTTCGCATGGTATCAGGGCGATGAAAAACTTAACTACAAGGATGAAGACAACTGGCGTTTAGCCAATCCTTCTTATGGCGATATCCTATCTGCAGAAGATATGAAATCTGCTTCGCTCTTGACTCCAGAGGCTGAATTTAAAACTAAAAGACTTAATCTATGGACTGACTCTGCTCAGACTTGGATACCAACTGACGCATGGGATGCATTAACTGTTAAAGACAGAGAGCAGATACCTGGCGAAGATGTTATACTTGGCTTTGATGGATCTTTTAACGGAGACTCAACAGCAATTGTTGCTTGGTATCTTGGTGGAGAAAAGCCTCACTTAGATATTCTAGCGATTTGGGAAAGACCAGATGATGCAGATCAGAACTGGTTTATTCCAGTTGCTGAGGTAGAATCCTGTATAATAGATGCATACAGAAACCCAGATTACAGCATTCGTGAGGTAGTCTTTGATCCTGCAAGATATTCTAGAACTTTTATGCTATTTGATGAAGAGGGAATGCCAGTTGTGTCTTATCCAAACTCAGCAGAACGAATGGTACCAGCAACAGCCAAATTTTACGAGGCAGTTATGAATAACTCATTTACTCACTCAGGACATGAAGCATTAAATAGACATGTAGCCAACTCTATGACGAAAACATCCTCAAGAGGACTCATGATTCAAAAAGCAAACAGCAAAAAGAAGATTGACGCTTGCGTAGCAGCAATCTTTTCTTATGATCGTGCCACAGTGCCAGTACCAGTAAAGCCTGTAGCAAGATTCTTTTCACTATAAGGAGAAACATGAAAACAAAGAAGCCAAACATAGACTGGTCGTTAACGACTGAAGTAATTGGTGTAGGACTAGCAGCATATGGCTTATTCTTAATCTTTCCTCCTGTTAGTTTCATCGCACTTGGCGGATTTTTAATCTGGGCTACGGAGAAAGAATAACATGGCAATAGCAGGTCAATATAATTTTACACTAGATCAGGGTTCTACATGGACACTACAAATAGTCTATAAGGATTCAAATGGCGTAGCAGTTAACCTAACTGGCTACACAGCAGAGATGCAGGTTCGTCGCAAGTTTGATTCTGATACTCCTGTACTTACTCTTTCTACTTCAAATGGTGGAATCACAATCGTTCCTCTTACAGGAACATTAAATTTAATAGCAACAGACGAGCAAGCAAACATTGATCCAGGATTCTATGTTTATGACTTAGAACTAAGCATTGGTGGAACAAGATCTCGTTTAATTCAAGGCCAAGTCACAGTTAGCGGAGAGGTTACAAGATAATGACTTCAATATCAAATCAAGTAGTAGTCAATGAAACAAACAACATTGTAACCGTTTCAGCACCAGGACCAGCAGGAGCACCAGGAATCACTGGAGCCACTGGCCCTACAGGAGCCACAGGAGTTACAGGAGCAACTGGTCCAACAGGAGCAGGAGTAACTGGTGCAACTGGCCCCACAGGAGCAACTGGAGTTCAAGGATTAACTGGACCATCAGGTTCTACTGGACCAACAGGAGTTACGGGAGCAACAGGCGTTACAGGAGATGTTGGTCCTACAGGAGTTACAGGAAGCACAGGACCCGTTGGAGTAACTGGCGTAACTGGCCCTATTGGTGCAACAGGAGCATCTGGCTCAACAGGCTCACAAGGAGTTACAGGAGATGTAGGTCCTACTGGCGTTACAGGTCCAGTTGGTTTAACAGGAGTTACAGGCCCTCAAGGAGTTACAGGCGATGTTGGTCCTACAGGAGTTACAGGACCAGTTGGAAGCACTGGAGCAACAGGTAGCACTGGAGCCACAGGAGCGACGGGACCTACAGGAGCCACAGGAGCAGACGGTGTATCTACAAACTATTATGATTACCAAGCAAAGACCACAATAACAACAGGAGATCCTGGTAATGGACATGTTATTTGGAACAATGCAACACAAGTTTCTGCAACACAAATCAATGTTAGCCATATCAATCAAGATGGTGCTGATATTGATATCTTCTTGGCATTGCTAAAGACAAACGACACAATAATTTTACAAGATAAGAATGATTCTAATAACTATCAGAAGTGGACTATTTCTTCAACACCAATTGCACAGACAGGATACTTTGAAGTACCTGTAACTTTGGTTACATCAGCAGGAACTGGAACAACTGGCTTTGCTAACAATCATGACTTAATCTTTGCCGTAAGTGCTGCAGGTATTGTTGGACCTACGGGAGCGACAGGCCCAGTTGGTGCAACAGGAAGTACAGGAGCCACAGGAAGTACTGGTGCCACAGGCGTAACAGGAGTTACAGGACCCGTTGGCGCAACAGGTGCTACTGGACCACAAGGCGTTACTGGAGACATTGGTGTTACTGGTGTTACTGGTCCCGTTGGTGCTACAGGTGCTACTGGTTCACAAGGCGTAACTGGAGACACAGGACCAACTGGTGTTACAGGAGATACTGGACCTACGGGTCCCACAGGCGTAACTGGAGACACTGGACCTACAGGTCCAACAGGTGTTACAGGAGATGCTGGTGTTACAGGTCCCACAGGCGTTACAGGAAATACTGGTCCAACAGGACCAACTGGCGTTACTGGAGCAAGTGGTTCAGAGATAATTAATACAACAAATATTCGTTTTACAGATTCAGGAGCATTAGCAGCATTAACAACAGGTACTGACAACATTGCTCTTGGTATAAATGCTTTAGCAGCAAATACATCTGCTTCTAACAATGCTGCCCTTGGTAGTAATGCATTGGCAGCCAATACTACGGGTACTGCAAACATGGCAGTTGGAACACAAGCATTAAATAAGAATACAACAGGTGGCAACAATATGGCCATGGGTAATCAAACTGCTGGAAATGTTACTACAGGTAGTTTAAATACTGCAGTAGGTGGTGCAGCACTTCTATTTTCTACTGTAGGTCAACATAATTCTTCTGTTGGTGCTGGTTCAAATAGAGCAGCAACATCTATTATTGCAACACTTGCAATTACAAATGCTGGTTCAGGATATACTGACGGTACTTATACAAATGTTACTTTAGTACCAGCAGTTGCAGGTCTTAATCAAACAAATGCATTAGCAACAGTTGTTGTTTCTGGTGGAGTAGTTACTTCAGTTACCATAACAACAAATGGTAATTGCCATGATTTACAGACATATACAATTAGCAATACTCAAGTTGGTGGAACTGGTTCAGGTTTCTTAGGAACAGCAACAGCCCTAACAACTGGTGAATTCAATACAGCCATAGGTTCACAGGCTGGTAGAAGCAATGTTACAGGTTCACGAAATGTATTTATTGGATATAACGCAGGTAGAAATGAAACCACATCTGATAATCTTTATATATCTAATCATTTAACATCAACACCTTTGATTAAGGGCAAGTTTGATTCATCTGGTGGCCCTTCTGGAACAGTAACTGTTAATGGAGCATTAACTGCTAATAGTCTTATTACTGCTGGTGGACTTTCAACACAGTATGTTAAGGGTGATGGATCATTAGATTCAACATCACCAGTAGGTGCTACAGGTCCTACAGGTCCTACAGGACCAACAGGAGATACTGGTCCTACAGGACCAACAGGCGTAGGCACAACAGGTGCCACAGGCCCAACTGGTGCCACAGGTGCGACGGGACCTGAATTAACTGCAGGACCAATAAGATCTACTGCAGGAACATCATCTATATTCTCACAAACAGGTACAGGCGATACATTTGTAATGAGTACTGGAAATCCAGCAATTACAAGTAAATTAACTGTTGATACAATAGATATTAGCAAGGGTGCAGGTTCAGGTGCTAATAACATTGCAATTGGTGTTGATTCACTTATAGCAAATACAACAGGAAATATAAATCTTGCTGTTGGTTATCAAGCACTTAATGCTAATACAACAGGACTTCAAAATGTTGCTATTGGATACAGAGCCTTGGCTGTAGGAACTGATGTACAGGATTCTGTTGCCATAGGAATGCAGGCACTTGAGAACAATACTCAAGACAATATGATGGCTATTGGAAAAGAAGCACTAAAGGCTAATACAACAGGTGGAAATAATACAGCACTTGGCTGGAGAACCCTTGTTGCAAATACTACTGGATCAGGCAATATGGCTATTGGTACTGGTGCAATGGTTGCAAATATAGATGGTAGCGAGAATGTTGCTATTGGTGCTTCTGCACTTGAAGATAATACTACTGGTGACTATAATCTTGCTATTGGTGCTCAAACACTTAGAACCAACACAACAGAAGCATCAAATATAGCAATTGGATTTAATGCCTTAGCCGCAAATACACAAAGTGGTAACACTGCCATTGGTGCTAATGCAGGACAAAATAATACGACAGGCTTTATCACAGCAATTGGACAGGGTGCTTTGTCTAATAATACAACTGGTGATAATGTTGCTATTGGTAATTCTGCAATGGCTAATAACACCACTGGTAGTAATAACACTGCTATTGGAAGACAAGCACTTGGTTCTAATTCAACTGGTATCTCTAACATTGCTATTGGTGCTAATACTATGCCATTTTCAACTACTGGTAGTGGTAATAATGCTATTGGTGTTGGTTCCCTGCAAAATATGCTATCAGGTAATGGAAATGCTGCTAATGGCCAGAATACTTTATATTCAATTAGAACTGGTATTCAAAATACTGCAATGGGATCTCAAACAATGAGATCAAATGTTGTAGGTAATGCTAACACAGGAATTGGTAGAGAAGCACTTAGAGATACAAGTTCTATCATAGCCACACTTGGAACAATTACTGCTGGTAGTGGATACACAGATGGAACTTATTCTGGAGTTACTTTAGAACCTGATAATGATTCATGGTGGATTTTCCCAACAGTAGACATAGTAGTTGCTGGCGGAGTTGTAACAACAGTTACTTTAGTTAATGCTGGAATTGGAATGGTAGTAGGAGCAATTCTTACTATTGATCCATCAGTGGCACCTGCAGGATTGTTGACGGGATCAGGATTTAGTATACCTGTTTCAACTGTAACCACAGGTCAACACAATACAGGTCTTGGATATAGAGCAGGAGCAGGTGTTATAACAGGCTCACGAAATGTGTTCCTTGGATATAACGCAGGTGTAAATGAGACAGGCGATGATAATCTATATATATCTAACTCAACTACATCAACACCTTTAATCAAGGGTAAGTTTGACTCTGCAGGAGGAAATGCTGGATCTGTACGGATTTATGGAGATTTACAATTAACTACAAAGACTCCAGCCTCAGCATCTGCGACGGGAACCGTAGGAACAATTACATATGATACAGACTACATCTATATCTGCACAGCAACTGATACTTGGAAGCGAGTAGCAATCAGCACATGGTAAAATTAACTAAGGGAAAAGGGTAATCAAATGAGTCTATCTAAAAGACTAAAGGCATCTGGCGAAACCAGAGATATGAACAGTCAGTATATTCTTCCATTGATTCCACCTCGTCCTTTGTTTGGTGTAGCCAATACAGGTACATATGTTGATACAGAATCTGCTATTCGTACATCTACCGTCTATGCATGTGTAAGACTGCTTGGAGATACTATTTCTTCATTGCCAATGGGTGCCTATGTACGCAGAGGACGCAATCGTTTGTCTTATGCATCAGTTTATGGAGATGTTCCAGCATGGATTAATACTCCAAACCCAGAACAAACAAGACTAGAATTCATTGAGCAAGTAATTACTTCTATGCACCTACATGGTAATGCATTTATTTTGACGGTACGAGATGATAACAACGAAGTAACAGAACTATATGTACTAAACCCAAATGAAGTAAGAATTGAAAGACCTATCCCAGGAGAACCACT